CGCCAGCGCCTGAGTTGAAGCTGACAGGCGCGATCTTCACCCATCCGGCCATTTAGCCGCCTCCAGTCGTCGCGATGTAGGTGCAGGTGAACTCGAACCTGCGGTCGGCCGGGTCGAGCGGCAGCGGGGACGGCGGGGAGGAGAGCCGGGTGACGTTGGAGACCGTGACCCCGTCGACTACCTGCGGGTAGGAGGCCATGAGGACCATCCAGTCGAGGAGCTGCGCTGCCAGCTCCGGCCCGTTCGGGTCATCGGTGGCGCCCCGCAACCGCGCCTGGAAATTCCACGCGTCGAGTGAGGCTTCCTCGGTGACGAACCCGGGGCCGCCGGACGGGGTGAGGGTGACTTCCTTGTCCGGGCTGGCCGCGATTTCCGGGCCGGGCAGCAGCGGGTAGCCAGACTCCTGGGTGACGTCCCAGCCGAGCCCGGTCAGGAAGTCGATCAGCAGGGTCGTCTTCGAGACGGTGGGCGCACCGGGGGAGTAGAGGCGGCTCATCACAGGCGTCCCCTCGGCGGGTGCGGCTCGTTCTTGCCGGGGATGACCATGACCTTGCCGTGGCGGGTGAAGTAGACGGTCAGGCCCTCCGCGAGCCGCTGCCGCATCGTCGCCTGGCTCTTGGCCCGCAGCTCCGTGCTGGTGAGCCGGGCGGCCTTCGGCGGCCGGTCGTACACGACCCGGTTCCCGGCCGTCACCTGCGGGTGGCCTGACTTCATCAGGTCGCCCCACTCGCGGGGCGCGGACAGTTCCACCTGGTCACTCAGGTGCTCCACCGAGCGCTTCATCGCCGGCTGCGGCCCGTCAGTCAGCAGCGTCCGCGCGATGTCCGTCAGGTAGTCGCCGTAGTGCCGCATCAGCGGCTGCTCCAGGAACTTCGCCCCGCCGCCCCTGGGGTGGTGGAACTCCAGGTGCTCATGCTGAAAATGGGCGTACCGCTGGTCGACGGTGACCGTGCCGGTCAGCGGCTCACCGTTGCCGGTGAGCTGCTTCAGCTCGTCGATGCGCTCAGCGAAGGTCCCGGTCATCCTTGATAGACCGGCCCGTCGGTGAGGCTGGTGCCGCGCGGGGACCAGAACGGGCTCTCGGCTTCCAGGGTGCCGGTCAGCGGGTTGATCCGGGTGCTGCTGTCACGGCCGGTGAATACCGGGGGGATCCGGTTGATGATGATGCCGGTTTCCTGGCCGATACCCGGTGCTGCCGCCGGGTCCAGCAGGATCGTCCCCGAGCGGACCGCGTTGAGCATCGTCATCGCGTTCTGGTAGGCGATGAAGACCGGGTTGGTCGGCTCGATCGCCTTCCACTTCAGGTACGTGACCGCCGCCCAGAAGCGGGCCAGGTCCAGGGTCAGGTCATGCAGGATCGCCGGCGGGTTCGCCTCCGGGGTGCTGCCGTCGTAGAAGTTGCCGGCGTACACCGACACCCGGTTCGACGCCGAGTACAGGGCCAGCTCAAGCTGCTGGTCGGTGAGCTGCGCTGCGGTGCCGGTACCGCCGTCGGTGCCGCTCATGACCTGGCGGAGGTCGTCAACGGTCGCGTAGAGGGTGCCGGACGCGGCGGGCGTGGTCACGGGACCGCCCCGGACAGCACCCACGCGGCGAACCCCGCGAACCCCCACACCCACGCGGTGATGTCGCCGAGTCCGTCACCGCCGGCTGAGAACGCCGCGATGACGAACAGGACCGCGCTGACCAGGAGCAGGATGCGGCGCGGCGGCCACGTGCCAGGCGGGTAAACAGGCTGGGGGGAGGGGGTGGTCATGGCGCGGTTCCCTTCGTGCTGCTGCCGCGTGACGCCGTGGCCGCCGGGCGCTTCCGCCCGGTCGCAGGCTGGTCGGCCGGCTCGTCCGGTTCCGCTGCCGGCGTCACGGCCTCCGCCGCGACCGGGGCGGCAGCGCCCATCGGGACCAGGTACTCCGTCCCGATGGCCTGCTCCAGCCGGGAGCCGGGGGTCACGTCGATGACCTGGCCGCGCGGCAGCCGCATCTCGACGCCGTCCCAGGTGAACAGGCGGTCCCAGGACACGACGCGCGGGTTGGCGGACATCAGTTGCTCACGCACGCTTTGCTCAGGCATGCCTCGTTGCCGCGCTGGCTGCGGGGGATGACGCCGGACAGGTTCCCGCTGCCGCCGTAGGCAGCGGCGAGCGGCGAGCCGGGCACCAGGTCCGCTACCGTGCCGTGCCGGACGAACGTGGTCACCGGGGCGCCGTTGGCGTGGGAGTCCCACGCCACCGTCACGTCGGTGAGCACCTTCTGCGGGAACTGGGACATCAGTTGGACACCCCCGCGCCGTAGCCGGGGGAGCCGGTCGCCCCGTGCGTCGCGTAGGGCAGCGAGTTCGCCTCCGAGTACCCGGCCACGCCGGTCGAGACGGACGGGGCGATCGTGTTGCCGGAGGCGTAGGCGGTGCCGAGGCTGTCGCTGTTGGCCAGGTCGATGAAGTTCATCCACGCCCACACCGGCGCCACGCTGTAGGTCAGCGTGATCGACTCGCCGTTCGGCAGCATCACGTTCGCCGGGGAGCTGGTGGCCCGGTCGGTACCGTTGACGTTAACGTGGGTGACGGTGCCGGCCAGGAGGATCACGCTGATGTCCTGGCCCGTCGGGTTCAGCAGCGGCACGCCGGACGTGGGGATCGCCGGGGTGAACGTCGACCAGTACCAGGTGGGCGCCGCCGAGTAGGTGATCGCGATCGTGCCGCCGGCCGGGACCGTGGCCATGAAGTTCGTCGAGGTGGCCTGGTCGGTACCGTTCACCGTGATGTGGGTAACGGTGCCGCCGGCCACCGTGACGAACGCGGTCTGCCCGCACGGGTTGGTGTAGGTGACTGTCGATGCCGGAACGGCTGGCTGCTGAATCATCAGGCCGCCTCTCGGTAGAGCCGATCGCGCAGGAGGTAGCCCTCAAGCGCCCAGATCTTGTCCCGCGCGTCAGCCCGCGCGACCTTCTCCCCGATCTCCGGGTCGAAGTTCTCGGGGCTGGCCGCCGCTGACATGCCGATCACGCTGTAGCCGTTCACCAGGCGCAGGCAGCAGACCGTGACCGTGGTCCCCGGGAACACGTGGTACTGCTCGCCGGTGATCTTGGAGTCCAGGTCCCCGGCAGCGACGCGCGGCGCGTTCAGGCCCCTGGCCTGCACGTCCGCTTCGATTTCCTGCTCGCCGTACTCGGGCATCCCTGTTTCTCCAGTCAGTTGGCTAGGGCCGCGTGGCCCACGTCGTCGGTGCCGTCGATGAACGCGCGGAGGTTGCCCGCCCCGATCGCCGCGTAGAGGAACCCCGAGGGGTCCGCGACGATCGCCGTGCCCTTGAAGAAGGTCGTCCCGGCGTCGCCCACGACCACGCCGTTGCCGGACCCCCACGCCCCGGCGGCGGACGTGTTGCTGCCCGTGCCGAAGTTGGCCGGGGGGCCGTCGGTGGCCACATCGGGGACGAAGGTCCCGGGCGGCAGCGTGACCGTTGCCGTGAGGACGTACCTGCTGAGCGCCATCGGGGTTCCTTCCTTCCTAGTAGGTGGTCGGCGGTACGGACTGGAGGGCGGGGAAGCGCGGGGCAGGCTGCGCGACCGTGATGGACACGCCCGAGTTGTGAGCGGAGTTCAGGGAGTCGACCGGCACGCTCGTCCCTGTCGGGGTGCCGTTGACCCCCACCACGTCGCTGGTCCCGGCCGGGTCGACGATCAGCACCTGGTTCTGGGCGAACGCGGTCCCCCCGGCGGCCAGCGGGAGCGCGGTGCCGCCCGCGCTCACCGCCGCGCTGGTGGTCGGCAGCGCCCACGTCCAGGTCGGCTGCGTCGTCGCCCAGGCGACGCTCACGTTCCCGCCGACAGGCACGAGCACGGTCCCCGACGTCTGCCCGGTACTCGTGCCGTTGACGTTGATCCCGGTGACCCCGGTCGTGGTCGCGAACGTGACCGCGACGACCGTGCCGGTGGTGTTCGCGTAGACCGTGCCGCTGACCGGGCTGCCGCTGGCCGGGGCGGTGATCGTCGGCGCCGCCAGGGTGAACAGCCACTCGCACCGCGCGCAGCGGAACACCAGTGCGCCGATCGCGATGAAGTGCGCGGGGAACCAGCAGCGGGGGCACCGGACCTTCGATGCCTCTACTGGCTGGATCGTCGCGCCGGCGTCAGGCACTGGCTACCTCCGGGTTGCCTTGCCGCGCGGGGGCAGGTCGAGGGCGTCCGGCGCCGCAGAGCTGCGCAGCACGTCGGCCATCTCCGACGGGTCCGCTGTCATGGCGCCGCCGGCCTCCGGTGCCATGCCGTCCTCCACCACCTGGATGTAGGAGCTGGCGGGCGGGTCGGGGCGGGCGCCGGTGTCCATCCCGGGCATGGGGGGCGGCGGGCGGAACAGGCGGCCGGACACGTGCCGGGGCAGCAGCAGCGGCACCTCGCCGTGGCTGCCCTCCGGGCCGGACAGCTTCCGGATCACCGGCACCTGCCGTCCGTCACGCGATCCGTGGCGCGCGAACTTCGCGGCTTCCTCGTCGGTGAGGTAGACGGTCTCACCGGGGTAGACCAGGTCGGCGCCCCGGTCCTTGTCCCCGCGCCGGGGAACGGACAGGCAGGTCAGCGCCTCGTACGGCTCACCGATCCGGGCCGTCGGCGCCTGTGAGGCGGACGCCCGGACGAGGAGCTTTTCGAGGGTCAGCTGCTCGTCAGTGCTCAGCGGTGTTTCGGTGTCGGCGGCTGCGGATGCTGGGGACATGGTTGCCTTCCCGTTCAGACGCCGCTGAGCAGGCACACGGCCAGCGGCTGGTCGAGGCCGATCGCGCTGGACCGCTGCGTGTCGGACCGCCACGTCTTCCGCTCCTCGTTGCGGTAGAGCGGCCCGGCCATGAACGGAAGTTCGTCGGCATAGAAGCCGGCCCTTTGCCGCTGCATGATGATTGCGTTCCCGGCGGGCACCTGGCGCGATACCAGAACGTCGAGGTTGAATATCTTGTTGGGCAGGACGCCCGTGTACTGCAAATTCTCCGATGCCAGGTCACCGATATACGGGGCGGCGAAAGTGCTGCTCTGAAGCAGAGTGTTCTTTGTCCCGTGGTTAATGATCAAGGTATCGGCTTCAAATCCGAGCCACTGGGTGACGCCGGACGGGGAGACGATGTTGGCGTTTTCCACGAGGAAAACAGCCTGGGCAATATCAGCCCTGGTTGTCGCGGAAGCACTGGCCCACGGGTTGAGAACCGACAGCGTCTGAATGGACGCGTTGGCGACTACCGCTGAATAGAAAGCGGTATTCCAACTGTAAACCATCGTGTTCTTGACCTGGAGCAACTGCCTCGTGACGGGGTCAATTGCCTGGCGGCGCCGCATTTCATCGGACACCATGATCGCCATTGCGCGCTCATGGGAGAAGACGACACGGGGAACACCGATTGACGTCGGGACGACGGGGACCTCGCCGAATTCCGGCCTGATCTCCGGGAAGTCGTCCGCGTAAAGCGGTGTGCTCTCGGAATACCGCACGGCACCGCTAGGCGCCGCCCCGCCCATACGCAGAACCGA